CTTTTTACGGGAGTTAGTCCTTGATACAAATCGAAGCAAATATCCCCATCCCTGAGGACCGCACAACCTACCCTTTCCGGGACATGGAAGCGGGCGACAGCATCCTGTTTAAGGGCGAGAAGCAGGCCGCCTCGGCACGTGTGGCTGCAATCCGCTTTGCCAAGGTCCATCGGCCCGGCTGGGTGTTCTCAATGCGCAAGGTGGAGAACGGTTGGCGGCTGTGGAGAACTGAATGACCAAGCGCGATGTTTGGAATGTGCCTCCTGTGGTGCCTGACAAGGCCAAGCAGCGGCTTGCGGGGGAAGTCCGACCCCTGAGGCAACAAAAAGTCCTGAATGCCAAGGAATGGAAGTTTGTGCAGGAATATGTGTCAGGCGATGGCCGGGTGACCTTGAAAGAGGCGGCCATGCGTGCAGGGTACAAAGAGGGCTCGGCATCGGTGATGGCTTGGAAGTTGACCAACCCGAAAGAGTATCCGCACGTCGTGGCTGCAATCCAAGCCTACCGGGCGGAGCTGGCATCGAAGTACAACACCTCGTACGAGCGGCACATGAAAGACTTGCAGGAAATCCGGGACAAGGCGTTGGCTGCCGGTGCGTTTGCTGCTGCGGTGCAGGCCGAATATCGACGGGGCCAAGCATTGGGCACCATCTACGTGGAACGCAAGGAAATCAGGCACGGGACCATTGACTCGATGTCGAAAGAGGAAGTGCAGCGCAAGCTTGATGAACTCAAACGCTTGTACGGTGGGCCCCCTCCGACTGCTTTGATCGATGCCGACACAGGCAAAGTGCTGGACAGCACCGACCGAGAAAAAGACCCGGCCTTCGATGCAGGCGTAGCCGATCCTCCCCCGGACATTTTTGAGATCGATCGTGGCGACGACACCTGAGGCGCGATTCTCTGCACGTGTGCGTGATGGTCTCAAAGCTTTGGGCTGTGACATTGAGCGAATCGAAAACCGCGTCAACCTCGGCGTGTCCGACATGCTGGTGGGCGTGGACGATCGCTTTGTCACGTTGGAATTGAAAGTTGTTCACCGTGGGTTGAAAGTTACCCTTCGACCTCACCAAATTGCTTTTTTGGTTCGGCATGCTGCCAAGGGGCGGCCTTGCTTTGTGCTTGTTTTGCAGTCCGGCGGAGAAGTGCTCAAGCCCGAGCGCGTTTTTCTCTATCACGGGCGCGATGCGGTTGCCCTTGCTGCCGATGGCCTTCGGCTGCCGCCGGTGGTATCGTGGCCTTCGCGGGGTTTGAATTGGGCGGAGCTGAAAGAAAAGCTATCGGCGTTGCCGAGCTGATTAAAAAATACAATTGGACAATTTGCCCCGGTTTGGCAAAATAGGTGCTGCCCTGATGGTGGGGCTAACAGAAAGGATAGAAGATGAAAAAACCCGTTTGTGTTTATTGGGCGCATCAAACGAATGCGGGCCCCTCGAGAATTTTCAAATTAAAACGCGAAGCCATACAGTGGGGGCGCGATACATTTGACGGGCTTTTTATTGTGGAACCGATCAATAAAGCCAAGCTATCGGAACGGCTCGAATATTTAAAAAATCAATTGGGCATTGTCCCGGAGCTGGCCTATACTGGCCGCTCCCAAACCAAGAAAGGATAGATCATGTTGAAAACCGTTGCAATATCGGCCAACAAAAAAACCGGCCCCATCGCTGTTACTTACCGCGCTGGCGAACATGAGACCTATGGCACGTGCCCGCGTACGTGCTCGCTGCACCCGAAAAGTGAAACCGGCACCGACCATATCGACGCGGATTATTTGGCCGCTGTATATGATGCGGTGCCCCGCCGGGGTACTGCGTGGGCTTATTCGCATTTCCCCGCCGAGGCGCTGCCGACACCCAAACCCGGAAAAACGACAATCAACGCGAGCTGCGACACCATCGCGGACGCGGTGCGCACGGTAGAGCTTGGCCGCCCGGCGGTGTACGCTGCCCCGGTGGATACTGCCGAGAGCTGGCCGCGCAAAATTCACGGCGTGACATTCGCACGTTGTCCCGCTGAGCTGGCCGAATCGTTTACATGTGCGGACTGTGGCAATGGTTCCCCGTTGTGCGCACGGGGGGACCGGGACTTTGTTGTTGTTTTTGTTGCCCATGGCACCGGAAAAAAACGCGTAGGCACCGATGCCGAGGGCGGCTGTTATGCGGCCAGCGGGCCGACCGCGATTCAATGGCACGGTACGCGCAAAACCGGACTGGCCAATGATGCGCAGGCGCTGCGCGACTTTGCCCGCTCGCTGCCGGTGGGCTCGATGCTGCGGCACCATATCGCGGGTGACATTGGGCGCGAGGTGGCAGCATGCTAATTGTGGCGGTGTTACTGTGGCTTTTTATTGGGTGGCTGCTCGATAGATACGGCTAATTGAGAACCCGAAACCGATCGAAATAATTCAATTGACCGGGCGCGACAATAGACTAGAATTCAAACCATCGACAGCCGGGCGGCTGCCGATTCAACCCTTAAGAGAGGATAGAGAAAATGGCACATATGATCGACACCACAACCGGCACCGCCGCCATGGCATATGCTGGAAAAACTCCGTGGCACGGCCTCGGCCAAACCCTGAGCGCCGATGCGGACATTGCAACATGGACGCGCGAAGCTGGACTGGCTTATACAGTGCTGGAATCTCCCGTATTGTTTCGCACGGCGGCAGCCACTGAGCCCGAGTTGTTTAAAGGGCGCAAAGTATTGCACCGCAGCGACACCGGCGCACCCTTGGCCGTGGTTTCGGACGGCTACCACGTGGTACAGCCCGCCGAGGTTATGGGCTTTTTTGATAATTTGGTCAAGCTTGGCGGTTTTCAATTGGAAACCGCAGGGGCGCTCAGTTATGGGCGGCGCGTTTGGGCGCTGGCATCGGTAGGCGCTGGCGCGGATATCGTGGACGGTGACACCGTCAAGCCTTATTTACTGCTCGGCACGTCATATGACGGCACCATGGCCACGGTGGCAAAATTCACCACGGTTCGCGTGGTTTGCAATAACACCATAACGGCGGCGCTGGGGGACAACAGCGCGGCGGTTCGCGTGCTGCACTCCGAGCGATTCGATGCGGACGCGGTGCGCATGGAGCTGGGCATTGTGGCCAATAATTGGGAGCGTTTTTTGATTGAATCGCGCAAGCTGGCGGGCGTGACAATGTCCGGCACCGAGGCGGACGCGTTTGTTACTGAGCTGCTCAAGCCATACCACACGGGCAAAATTGATATCAGTGAATCGCGGGCATACAAGCGAATCATCAAATTATTTGAAGGTTCGGCCATTGGTTCGGATATTGCCGGTGTCACGGGCACGCGCTGGGGAATGCTCAACGCGGTAACTGAGCTGGTAGACCACGAACGCGGGCGCAGCGACAATACCCGCCTCGAATCGGCATGGTTTGGCACCGGCGCAGCGATGAAAAACCGTGCTCTTGAGCTGCTCGCCGCTTAACTAATCGGTTTTTTTGACCATTGCCGAGGGGGATCGATCAAATTAATTGATCTATCCCCTGTTAATTTGTCCGGGGTAAACCGGGCCCCGGCCCTCGGTGCTTGCACCGCGTGAAACGTGGCGCGGTGCGTGGAGCGGGGCGCGTGATTCGCGCCCCGTGGTTCCCGTGGCTTTGGCCACGGTTCGCGCACCGGCGGCAGCCGGTGCGCGGTTGCTGGCGCTTTGTCCGTGCTGCGCGGTTCGCGCAGCACGTTGTTTTTTCCCTCATTGGTGGCGGCGGGGGCGGGTGGGCTCGACGCGGAGAAAATTTCTATTGCTGGCGCTGGATCGATCAAAATAATTCATTGGACGTGGGCGCTGGCGCTGGCACAATTGAGGCCTCAGCATTTAGAAAGGATAGAGATATGGGACTCGATATGTATTTATCCGCGAAGCGGTACATGTGGCACGACGCGATCCGGTGGAAACTTAAGCAGCTATCGAAAGGCGGTTGATATGGACTCGCACCAAATTGCTATGGCCGTGGTCAATGATCCGGCAGCCGCCGATCTTGTCAAGATCGGCGTGGATCATTTCCTCAATGAGGGGCACTGGGACGGAGCAGTCCATCGACTGCTCGCGCCGGTGATGTATGAATTGAAAAAACCCATTTATGAGGGCGTGCAAATCCCGCATGGGTTTTTGTGGGACGCAGCGCGGGGGATATTAGATTGGGAGCTGGATCGGCTATCGGAACAGCAGCTCCGATAGCAAATATTCATTAGACGCGAACCGCAGACCGTGATGTAATTCATTCACGGTCTGATTGAGGCCGCACTTAGAAAGGATAGAGATCATGACAAAAAAGAACCCTTTGCGCGGATGGTATAGCGACCTGTTCGGCAGCCGTGGCGCGGACGTGGCTGCCGCCCTTGAATACGTGGATCAATTGGCCAGCGCCAGCAGCGATCCAGTGGCCGTGCAAACAGCAGCACGCGTGCTGCTCAATACGACAATCACTGCGGTGGATCAGGTCTTGAATTCGTCCAGCCCCGAGCGCTTAGCGTTGATCGAGTTGATCGATGAACGGATCAAGGCCAACAGCAGCGACATCGACCAGCAGATTAGCGACTGGATGGACAACAATGTGGATCATGACCACCTGATCAGCGAATGGTTGTCCGATAACTTTGACGTGACAGACTACAACATCAACGATACGATCAATGAATGGGCATCGGAGAATCTGGCCGATGAAGTAGAGAAGGTAATTAAAAATAGTTTGACATTCAGCGTCATAGTCAATTAAAATACAAGCACTGGATCAGCCGATCCAGTGCAACCCAGAAAGGATAGAGAAATGAAAACAGTAAAGACAATCAGCATCAACGGCAATGTGTTCGCATTACCTGAGGGCATGGCAGCTAAGGACGTTCAGGCCATAGCTGGGTTCCTGTGCACACTGACCCAGCTGCGCCATGACTACAACTACGACACCAGTGAATATCTGTATTCACTGGGCGATGGTGTACAGGTGCAAGTGGTTGACCGCGAGCTAATCAGCAAGGAGGAGGCGCGAACCATCGAGGCCGAGTCACGTGCAAGGTACAAGGCCAAACGTGCAGCCGAGGAGGCAGCCGAGTCCTGATCCGCGCACTGGGTGACAGTGTCACCCAGTCAGCAGCCGAGAGCCCCAGACCGCAAGGTCTGGGGCTTTTTACTTTCCCCTTTAGAATCAACAGCTTAGAGCATCATAGGCAAAGTTAATCAGCGCGGTTGCGCTGATTGGTTTTTTTTGCTTGACAACTTCGATTTTCTATTATCCTTCCCACAAATGGTGGTGGCGGGGGCGGGTGGGCACGCCGGAACACCAGTCAGTCAATCCCTCAGGGGGGAGGGCCACTTTAAGCCCCGTCAGCGTCAGCGAAGGACGAAGGCCAAGTTTTAGACAAACAAAAAGCTTTTGAAAACCTGACCCCTCCCCCACCCGGGT